CTTAGAAAAGTCTGATGGGCTTCCCGTGAGCGTTTATGGAACTTATGAAAGTGCAGACGGTCAGATAACGGCAGAAATTTCTAATCAACAAGCACAAGCAGCCCTTTCTAGTAACTGCCCAGGCGACATAGGTGATTTATACCCAAATATAAATCCTCCTGTTGGATTCTATCTGTGCGGGTGGGATATAGAGTCAACAATTATATCCAACCCTCCAGAAAAGTTTGTATGTAACTCGTTTATAGCTGGACCCGAAGAAAACAACTACAAAATGTGGCATACTGATATGTTTTACGATATGTGCTTGAAAGATTCTACAAGCCTAAAAAATAAATTAATAAGCAAAACACAAGATAGCTATAGCCTTCCATTCGGAGGATTCCCTGGTACGGACCCATTTCAGTTCAGAACTAAACTTTAAGATGATAGACAAGAAAATAAAAAACGAAAAGGACTGTATAGATTATATCGTAGAGGTTTGCGAGAAAAACAAACACACTGAAATCTGTGGTTTTGTAGGTTATAATGGAGACTCAGTTGTTGTTAGACAGTGCGAAAACATAGCTGATGACAAAGTTAATCATTTTGCTATAAGCCCTGTTGATTATTTGTTGTTTCAGGAAGATAATGATTTTCTTTTTTTGTTTCATAGCCACATATCTGGAGACGAAAAACCATCTGAATTTGATGTTGTTATGTCTGAAAATTGCTGCTTGCCATTTTTTATATATTCATTAAATAATAAAAAAAGTAATATTTATATGCCAAAAAAACACGAAGTAGATGTATTAATGATAAACAGGTTTAAGGAGTACGTATGACTACAATTAGATTACATGGAATTTTAAAGCATGAGTTTGGCTCTTCCTTCAAAGCAAGGATAGCTAAACCCAGAGAGGCGTTCGCGGTTATAGAAGCAAACAGATCAAATTTTAAAAAAAGAATTATAGACCTACATAAAAAAGGTTTCAATTACGCCATCGTTGTAGACGGTAAGAGAATATCTGAAAAATCACAGCTTGAGCTGATTGGACATAACAAAGTTATAGATATAGTTCCTTTGATAACTGGATCTGGACCTTTGGCTCCTATACTTATTGCTGTTGCTGTTGCTGTTGTTATAGCTGTTGTAGCTTTAGCTATAGCTTTGCTGTTGGCACCCAAACCTCCAGAACCACCAGATATTAGTGTGACGGCTCGAGGTTTTGAACAATCTTTTATATTCGCAAATAAAGCAAACGTAGCTGCTCAGGGTATACCCGTTCCAGTGGGTTATGGTCGATTGAGGGTTGGTACTCAAGTTATACAGGCTTGCGTTAAAAGCTTTCCAAGAAACCAAGTGCCGAAAGATATAATAGCTGGCAGTTCTTATTCAGATTCTCCAGATTTTTCTTACTCAAAAGGAACTATACTATGAAGCACTTCGAATTCAAAAATACGTTTAGGGGAGCTGGTTTCGGAGGAGGAGACCCACCAAAACCAAAACCTGCATTTTTAGTGCCACCAGAGCTAGGGGCTTATTCGGTTTTGTCTTCATTTAGTTATTTAGAAGTCGTAGACTTGGTTTGCGATGGGCCAATCAAGGGTTTAGTAAACCAAAATGGTTATCCATTACCTCCTGAATATCTTTTGCAAGGCGTTTATTTAGACGGTATACCAGTAGAAGAAAGCCAAGAGAATTTCTTAGTTCCTTTCGACGAGTTAGTCGCGGGTGGGGAAAACGGACAAATAAACGAAAGTCAACAACCAGCACTAGTAAGCGGTGTAAAAGAAGTATTTGATTCTGTTGCGGCTTTAGTTGTAACCACAAACGATGGTGTCGTCGCAAGCCAGTCTTCATCAGCCGCACCTAGTTATTATCAGGTAGATGATTATGTTATCGGATCTCCTAGGTTATTGGCCTCTCCGATAACAGCTGTGGCGGTTTTTGGTATATCCTACAATGGATCAATTATAGAGCTGGTTCGAGATGGCTCTAATTTGGTATGGGAGAACAATTATGCGGGTACGTCAGCTGAAAGCTTCGTGGACGCTCACCAAGTAAGGCTTAATTATGAATTAGAAACTGATTTAAGACCTGGGTTCTGGAAACTTGTTGCAACTAGTGACAAGTATAATGGAACTGGTTGGTATAAAGACCGAGTTTTTAACGCATCAACACAAGAATTTGAAGATGCACCATATGGAAACCCAACTGATCCTTTTAATACTTATACAGGGTATCCTGCAGACAATCTTCCTGGTATAGTTGTAGATGGTCAAGGCGGAGGATATATAGTAGACTCGTCTTTAGATAGAGATGTTAACGCGTTTTATACAAGAACGGAGGATTTGGGCGTTTACCAAGACACATTGAACGGAGCCGACCCACAAACTGGTAGACCGATATATGATATTGACATAGAAGTCAATGCCAATTCTAAATATCAAGTTAATTTTGGCATGTCTGTCAACACAATATCTGAAATGTTTGATAGTCAGGGTTCACTTAGTAGGGGTGCTGATGAAATTCTTAACATAACACCATCACAGTCAGCCGAATACACATATTTGACTGAAAGATTAAAAGATTATGGTTTTGATCTGACCACTCAGACTCTTGATACTGCAGCTATAAAAGACATAGTAAGGGGTAATTATGACCCCAGCTTTACGGATTGGTTTACAGATGCAGAATCAAACAACAGGGTTGGACCGTATTTATGTATAAAAGTATCTGGTCAGCTTGAAGCTTATTTAAATCAGGCACAAACAGATTTATTCCAAAACCAAGCAGGAACAGCAGTTAATACAGATGCGAGACTTATCCTTGACTCTGTAAGAAATTCAACATTGGGAGAAATAAGTAGCAGGACAATAAATTTACTTGTCCCTGAAATGGCTAACGATGGAAGTTGGAACGGAAATGTAAAAGGGTTTTATCTAGTTGAACTTGGCTTCTTTAGACAACTAAGAACATCTTTACCTGGAATCACAAGCCCCTATTCAGATTTATTTATAGGCAAGATATCAAAAAAGGATATTCAGTTTTTTGTAACCAATAAGGGTTTTAAAGTATACAGTGTAGAAAAAGCAGAAATTGACCCTGATGATAATTTTGTACAACTGCCCAGTAAATTTAATTACAGCAATATTCTTTGTGAGTTTCGTAACGGTTTACAAAGTCAGGATTCTCTTGATTATTTTAAAAAGCTATTCGTTGATTTTACATATGACGGCCAACTTTGGGGGCCTTTCAGACAAAGCGGTCAAGTTGAAAAGATCAGGCAAGGTGCTAAAATGCTTTCTCCGCAAGGTCAATTTAACTTATCAACAAGTGCTATTTTAGGAAGAGGAGAAGGCTCTAATGACGATAGGTCGACTAGAGAAGGGAGAGAAAGTTTTGACGACTGGAACGATAAAGCTCCAAATTTTGAAGAGAGTGCTCAACCGCTAACTCATATCATCTACAACAACAATGTAGACGAAGTTTTTATTACACTTAGAGTAGACGCACTTTCGGATACTGTACAGCAAGATATCGGAGACCCAGAAGACCCGACGTTCAGAGCAGGAGCAAGGATACCTGGAACAATGAACTTCAAGGTTGAGGTTGGTTATGTAAATTCTTTAGGCGATTTTGAAACTACATTAGATATAGCTTATAAAATAAGTTCTATTGTAGAATCTCCAGCGCTATTAGATATAGGGAACCCAGACAACAGGTCGGCTATAGATGATTTTGATTTTCTTAGAGAAATAAACCGAGATGAAAAAGCTGACTCTTCCTGTCAAGGTTCAGATTTTGATTTGTTTGACCCATTTCCGTTACCTCCAGCTCATACCCCAGCCGATCCAAATGACACAAGTAGATCGGAAGACGTAAAAACCAAAAGATTTATAAGGGTAACTAGATTGTCGACAGAGACATCAAGTATACTAGTTCAGAAAAAAATGACACTACTAAAGGTGACAGAGATAATGCCATTAAGGATGGAATATCCATATTCTGCTATAGCTGGAATGAAAATAGACTCAAGGTCTTTTGAATCTCCACCAACAAGAACTTATGATTGCAAGTTGAAAATGATAAGGGTACCTTCTAATTATTTTCCGACAGACAAGAATGACAAAGACTTAAGATATTGGGACCAGAAAAACGAGATA